TCCGCTTCTGCTCGCTTCCTACCCATTACCTATTGCTCCATAATTTGGCTCTACCGTCATGCTTAGGCTTGCTTGTCGGCCTGCAGGATGATTTACATGATACCAAGTCGTAACAATAGACCCGTCGAGGCGCTCGATAAAATATATCCCATTCTCATTAAGCACGCGCTTTTGCTTTGTGTGCTGCGTGGCTTTCGTTAGCGTCTGCAGCTCATCTTCGCTTAGTAGGTTCACATGGCCTCCTGAATCTCTGGAAAGTTTAGAAAAGCATGTTCGCCGTGATACTCTCGCGCAGCTTCATCGTAAGCAAAGGCCGCAACTCTGGCAGAGTCGAATACACCTAAATAAACCCTAGTCCCCATATGTATAATTTCAGCCTTGTACTTTTCTCTGTGCTTATACACCCCCTTGAATTCTTTGCCAGTATCGGGCCTTCTATTTGATTGATTCTGAGAATTATTAACAAGGCGCAAATTCTCAAGACGGTTATTTATCTTGTCTCCGTCAATGTGGTCAATCTGCATGTCGTTAGGGATTGAGCCATATGCAAGCTTGTAAATAACTCTGTGCGCCGAATATTGCTTATCATTGATATGCAGTCTTATATATCCACCGCGATGCTTACTGCCCGCCTTCTTTCCAGCCATACGGCCATTCCATTGAGCGTCCCTATCAGCTCTACTCTTCCAAATCAAAGACCCTGACTCTGGATCATAATCAAGCATTGCTCGAAGTTCTTCTTGGTTTGGTAGTTCATTTGCTATCATCTTTCACCTCTTTCTCGTTCAGCGCCTCTGCAATATACTTGGCATCTTCAATGAAAAAGCACTCACAAACTCTGTCGTACCATCCTAGCCAATAACCCTCCGAGTGCATTTCAGGCTCTGCTAGATCAATTACAGTGGCTGTAAAACAGCAATGGCCGCTTTCGCTGCCTTCGACAGCTCTATAGCGTGTTGCTGGTGTATATGCTTCTGGCTGTTTCGCGCTCATTCCTTCACCTCTTCGCCCAGCTTTCGTAAGCGCTCGTTAATCTCTAGCATCCGCTCTTTATCCTTCGGCTTATCTTTCTTGCCAAAAATAGCATCCCATCGCTTTTTCATTTCTTCATCTGATAGCTTCGTTCTATCGTGAAGCCTTCCGCTGCCTTTTCCGCTCATTCCGTCCACCTCACATTCTTAAGTTGTCGCAATAGTTTTACTTCAGCCTCAAGCTCCTCAATCCGCGCTGCCTGCGCCCTTGCGTACCAGTTTTCGCGCTGAGGGCATTCAGTGGTCAAGCATTCCTTGATATCTCCTTTCAGCACGCAGCCGTTGCATTGATCTGTCATCTCATACGCTCCCTTCATACTTTGCCTTTAGCTCTGCAAGCAGACGCAGCTCTTTTTCTCTCTCAGACTTGGGTGCCTCTCCTATTCTTTTGAACAAACACTTATGCCCTTTGACACTCCCAAAGCAATCATCATCCTGAAGTCTTTTAACCGCTTCATCTTCCGACATCCAGATAGTTAGCTGCTCCCAATCGTCGTCATAGTTCAGCATAAAAACAGCACAATCCGCGCTCTGCTCTGTCATCTCATACACTCCCATTATCCGTACACGATGTGTGTACAGTCTTAATAACAAGATCCTTCGATCTCAGGCATTCCCGCATCTATTGCCATATCTCTAGATACTATTCTACTTTGCCGCTCATGCTCGGCTTGTTTAGCGCAACATTCGCCGTGAGTCAGTTCGGCTTTGTCCCAATTCGTATTTATGCTTTTTACATGCTCTAAGCTCAGTACAAACCCTCGCTCGCATGTTGGCTGTCCGCAGTAGCCGCATCTGTAGCACTTAGCGTCTTTACTCATCCTTCCCCCTCTGGCGCTCTACGCCTTTAAACTCTTAAACGACAAAATATTGCTACTTAAGCTATTTCTAGCTCATGGTCACGGTATAGCTGCTCGACCGTTGACCGCGTAATTCCAATATAAGCAAGCGTGATTCTCGACGTTGAGTGATTGAACGCTGCTTGAATGTAGTGGATATCCTCGCCGGATTTGTAGGCTTTATAGCCCCAGGTCTTGCGCATGCTGTGAGTGTTCACATTAAACGGAAATTCCAAGCTACGCGCCGCATCTTTAAAGCATGAGCTTAGCCATTGAATGCAAATCGGCTGGCACAAGTGGAACGCTCTATGTCCAGTTGATTGAAATAGATACACCGGCTCGAATACCTTATTCACATAAAACGGCTTGCTGGCGTAATACACTCGAAGCCTAGCGACCGCATCGCGCACCGTTTGCGTTATCGGTATGCGCTTAAACTTGGTAGTCTTCTGTTCGTTCAAGTCGATAAACATCTTGCCTTCAACGTCGCTAAACTTAATTCGTAGCAAGTCGCCAGCACGTAACGCTACGTTGCAACCAATCAGAAAACATTCTGCTTCTCTCGGTGTGTAGTTCTCGTTCAGCCATTGATACATGGCTTTCACGTCTGTCATTTCTCTAATTGGTTCAACTTCCACGGTTACGCAATCCTCTATTCGATTATTCTTTTAAAGTTGCTTAGTCTTTCGATTCTTCGAGTTGCTCTGTTGTAAAAGCAGCTTTCAGGGTTTAGCTCTTTGTATAAAGAGATATCCTTTGACGTCTGCGCTTCACTTAATCCGTGAAGTTCTGCCATCATCGACCTATTTGCATAGCCGTAGTGTTCAACAAGAACCTCTAGATTCCGCAGTCTAATAAGCACTGGTATCGGTATTTCGCCTAAGTTCATCTAATGCCCCCTCAAGCTTCTCGACAGTTATTCGGTACTCGATCGTTCCATTTTGCCTCGACAATTCGACCGGCTCTCCGAATTTTTCCACATGCTTCGCTACTGCCACCAAAGCCTCTAGCGTCACATCTTTCTTGTTGGCTGCCCACACACCCTCCTTGAGGGTGTTTCCTGCGTAAATCGTTCCAGTTAATGGGCTGGCTGCTATGTGTATATCTTTTTTCAATGTCATACCCTCCGACAAAGCGTCTATCTGGTTTCGGCTTCAAGACGAATACAAAGCCGATCATTTTCTTTATCGACCGTAATTTCTCCGAACTCTAGTTTTAAGTCGCCGAACTTATCTTTGATCATTTGTAAGCAAGCGCGCTTGATTTGATCTTTGTTGAATGTAATTTCTAGTTTCATAAGCCCTCCAAGGCTTGTTTGTCCGACGAATTAACTTGTTAATTTTTTAATAACTTCAGGTGCGTACACTTTTATGTATTGCGCCAAATCATCGTCAGTGATTGTTAATCTTGCTATATTCTTACTACCGCCCCACGCTTTTGGGCCTGAAATTCTGAAGCCAGTGTCACTCCCTTTTGGTGCAAAATAAGCTAGCTTTGAACCCTCTGCACTAACTTCTATATCTAGAATATGTACTGACACTCTATTAACCCTCCAAAGCTTGTTTGTTCGACATTACTTAAAGTTGAGCGGCGCATATACAACCCATTCGTCTACGCCGTTAGTGTGATCGTCGATATAAACAATGCCATCACTCCCCAGCCCTAGAATATGCCCTTGCCAGCACTCATCGTTCGGCATACCCATCATTTGGATTATCTTAACGCTGTCTTTTTTATCACCTTCTGAGCTTTTGATTACATCGTTTAAATCATCGTCACTGTAAAAAACAGCCACTACTCGACCAGATTCAGCACAACATAAAGTGTTATCTGATATTATTTCATGATTGCCGAAGCCTTCGCCTCTATCGTATTTCTTGCCCATAATCCCCCCCTTCCAAATTAAATTTGCGTGTTCGACAAATTAACCTCTAAGGTTTAAATGTTTCACAGAGCTTGTTCATTTCGTCTCTATGCTTGTAATATAAATCTTCATGTTTTTGACGCTGCTCAAGCGTTAGCTTTTTCGATTTCTCTTTCCAGTTACTAGACTCGTCTTGCCAGACTAGATACGGTTCTCCAGCTAACCATTGTACTTCGTAATAAGCACCCATTTCCTTCTCCTAGATTAAAACTGCGTGTTCGACATTACTTAGTTTTACTACCCACAAAGCCCGCATAAGCAGGCTAGGGGAGGGTGGAGGATGGGCTAGAATGGCACGTCGTCCGGAAAATCATCAATAGGAGCCGCTTGCCATGGTGCCTGTTGCGGCTGTGCTGGGGCTTGCTGTTGCGGCTGTGCCTGTTGCGGTCTAGCTTGGCCCTCACCTTTGCTGTCTAGCATTTGCATTTCAAACGCGACGATCTCTGTTGTGTATCTATCTGCGCCGCTCTGGTCTTGCCACTTGCGCGTTTGCAGCTTGCCTTCGATGTAAACCTTTGAGCCTTTCTTCAGGTACTCTTGCGCAATCTCAGCTAGGCGGCGATACATTACAATTCTGTGCCATTCAGTCTTAGGCACTATCTGTCCGGTGTTTTTATCCTTGTAGCTTTCATCCGTTGCCAGACTTAAGTTTAAAACGCTGTCACCGCTCGTCATTACCTTGGTCTCTGGATCGTTACCCAAGTTACCAATCAATATGACTTTGTTTATTCCTTTGCTCATGCTGCCACCTTCGCTATTGTGCTGTAGTTATTGGTTAAAATGTCTTCTCGTATTTGATCGACGAGGTTAAAAAACTCATCTGTTCGCTTTGCCAACATTGCAAACTCATCCTTGAAATCGCGAAAGTTTAAACGGCAGGTATAAAGCCGCTTATCCTCTGGAAAGTCTGCGCAAAAGCTAATGAAATCTATCCACTCGCGTTCTGTGTGGTACAGATTGCCGATTAGCTGCCACTTGTACGCAGGATCGTATGTTTGGCGCTTGATGTTGGCGTAGTGAATATTGGCGATGACTGACTTAATTTCGATTACACCCGATTCGCCCACTAAGCCATCTGGCGAAACACCTACAGCGCCACAATCAAAGAAGCCGCCATTCGATACATCACAGAAATTCTCGTCTTCGTATCTCATTCGCGCGATAGGCTCTTGTTCGTGGCCTCGCTCCATATGTGCGTTTGAATAGTCTGAGCTGATTGGCTGGCCCGTTATCTGTTCAACTGCAATCGTGGTGGCGTACTTCTTGGCAGGTTCGCCAAACGCCTTGCCATAGTTCGACATAATCTTGCCAAAGCCAGACCCTGTTAGCTTGCCTGCACGTAGCGCAAACCACTCGTCTGTGTTCTGCTCTATGTCGTGGAATATCATGCCGCTGCCTGCTGTTTAATTAGCGCTTGGTTCTCTGGTGATACACTGCAACGCTCAAGAACAGAATCAAGGTTTCCATCTCGTTTAAATGCCACTACTGCCTTATCCCATAGCTTTGTTTGTGCCGGTGTAAGCTCTGGCTTTTGCAGTCGTGGTGCCTCTGTTGAAATACGCAAACCTTCAACCGTTTCACGGCCGAACCTGACATTGGAATCAACGTAAACGGTCACTGGAACATTCTGCCAATCGTCAATAAAATGCGAGCCTGTTAAGTTGCGAATCACTCGGCTGTTGTAAGCGTTCAGAATCATAGGCTTTAGCTTTTCGCCTTCGCGTAGATTTGTTTCGACAAAGTACGCAGTGTTAAACAGGTCTTTCGTTTTCTTGGTTTGGTCTGGGTCTAGTCGAACATGCTTAATAGTTAGAATCGTCGGCTCGACAATATCCGCGCTGCTTAGGTACGGACTGTTAAACGCTTTTCTGTAATGTGTTTTGCTTTCGTTGCTCATAATGCCACCTGAATCTTATCGTGTGCGTTTGCTGCCATTACCTGCTCGCTGTACGCCTCGTCTTTTAACGCCTTTCTCAGCGCTTCAGCTTCAATGTCGCTTAGCGTTCTTGGTTTGGCCTCTTGTGCCATATCGCTAAAGTGCTCGTTGAATTGTTCGTTGAATGATTTCATACGCCCACCTTCTCAGTTTTTAGCTTGTAGGCATATTGCTCTGCATCAACGTCCAAATGCTGCTCAACTGTTTGCCCAAAATCGTCAATTGGCTCTTTCAGCCACTCGTCAACGCTTGTATAATACGAAGATGACTTTGCGGCCTCTCGCATCAAGAATCGCTCTCTATCTGTAATCATATCTCCCCCTTATCCTTGCAGCTCTTTTAGCTTCTTCAGACAGTCGTTTCGCGTTTCGACCATCCAGTTAATCTCACTCTGATCAAGTGCGTCGTAATGGGTATCTGATAACGCTTTATCGCAAAGCCAGATCATGCCCTTGAGTAATTGGATTTTTATTAGCTTCATAAATCCCCCTAAAAAATGCGGTACTGCTTTACCCGCTAATGGCCTGATGCTTGTTTGTGAAATCGCAGCCTGCTAGTGGCGTTTTTGCCACTGCTGTACTGCATACATGCGCGACGGCCTCACCGGCCCTTCAACTCCACACAAGGTACAACAACACCAATGCAGCTCATCCTCGTAAACCAACGCAATATCATCGCTTCCGCAAAATGGGCAGGGCATTATTTTCTTGCCCTTTAGCTCAAACTCTGTAGGCTTATTGTTTCGCCTAGCAATTAGCTCAACGGTCATCGTGCTCATAGTTAGCAAAGTCACAGCTGAATAACTTCATCGCTAAGTCGCTTTAGTGTTTCAATTGAAATAT